CCCGTCGATGACAGGTTCACGAGCAATGTTGCGCCAGACCGCACCATCCCAAACCTGCAATTCACTGTCAGTTGAATTCCAAATCATTCGACCGGCATCAGCCTGGCCAAGGTTGAGCAGGTTGCGATTGTTAGTCGTTAAAACCTGAGGCTGAACAAGATGCGCTTGAAGAAGTGCCATCAGTAAGTACCTCCGTCGAGGGTAGTGCTAGGGACCCAGGAGCTGATTCCTGAATTCCATTGAAGGTATTCATTGGCTGCTGTGCCATCTGGAAGGTTGGTTCCGCCTCCACCGCCTCCACCGGATGACAAGGTGCCTTCGATAATAATGAAGTACTCACTGCCAGCTGGTGGTGGCGCCGCAAAGTTAATTGCTCGGGGAGCAGCGAAAGCAAAGTCAACGCCAGGCTCTTGAATCACGCCGCCGACGCTAAGCATGATGTTGTTGACATCAGTGGCGTCGCGCGTCATCTCGAAGCTTGTTCGAGCCCCGTCTATGGCCTCAACAAAGGTTGCCTTTTCAGAGGTGGCGTTTTGATTAATCCATTGGTTGGTGTTTGGGTCATAAACCAGCAGGTCACCAGCCTGCGGGTTGTTGATGTTGACGTCGAGAAGGTCGTCGAGGTTGGTGGCACCACCGCCACCGCCTCCATTCATCGTGTCAATTCGGACCCAACCGTCGGTTGCACCAAGGCAAAGGATCCAGTCGCCGTTGTCGTAAACCGTGCCGTCGTAGGTGCCAGGCGTTGAGATAACGAGATAGGCACCAGTCAGGGGGTTGGTTGCTGGTGGCAACTGAGTATTCGGCTCAAATCCTGCGGCTGTACCGAGCGTGGTGACCTGCAGGATGTTGTCAGCTGCAGCGTCAAACGTTCCGCAGAACCGCAGGTTTTCATTGGACAAACGGCCAAAGCCAACCGGCATCCAAGAGTTGCCGTTCCACATCCGCAGTTGCGCGGTGCTCTCTTGATACCAAAGGCAACCAATGTGGAGCGTGTCGGCTAGCGACGGCTGACCCTCTTGGATGTAGCTGATGCAGTAGTCAGCAAGCTTGGGCCGCTGAATGCTCTTATCAGCAATCCGCGCAGGATCGATCGTTCCAGTGGTGAGGATGCTGCCGTCCAGTGGCGGAATATCCCCTTGGGCCAACGGCTGGCCATCAGTGACGTGACCGTTCGCGTCGACGGTGACCTTGGGATAGGTATCAGGAACAACGCCTGAATCAGCGTGGGTGAGTGTCCCGTCTGAATCAATATCCAGACCATCACCACCTGGGACGATCACACCACCAAGGTCGGTCTCGGTTGCTGGTGGGAGATCAGTTCCGGCTAGCGGAGTGATTGCGGAAATATGACCGTGGTCGTCGTAAGTGATGCCTGACGTCGTTCCAGCGGCAATGCTGGTTTGGTGGTCAAGCGCGCCAAAGCCTGAAACGGTCAGGCCAGAAGTCGTTGGGACACTAACGCCACCGATGGTTGTGGTCGTCGCAATCGGCAGGTCGTCACCGGTAAGTGGAGCACTGCCCGTGATATGCCCGTGTTGGTCGTAGGTGATCCCACTACGGGTTAGCGGAACAACCTGATTGGTGTGACCGATCGCGCCAGAAGTTTTGTCAATGCCTCGGTCAAGGCTATTGGGGTCAATCTTGTCAGCGGTGACGCTGTCATCAATCAGCTTTGCGCCGTCGATGCCATCAGCCAGTTTGTCGTTGGTGACTGCGCCGTCTTGAATTGCGTCAGTATCAACAGCACCGTCGGCTAGCTCAGAATCGGTGATTGCATCTGGGGCAATCTCGATGTTGGTGATGCTGTCAGGCTCTATCTTCCCGCCGGGCAGTGATCCGTCGTCTACAAATTGGAAAGCGCCTTCCAGGAGGGCTTTCGAGTTGATGCGCCGCGTTTCACTAGCCGACTTATCGGCAATCGCTAGTTCGTCAACGGCGTTTAGGTCGGCCTCCTGAAGTTCTGGAAGCTCCGTAATCTTCAGGTCGGCCAAAGCACTAAAGCAATGCTGTTATCTCCAGTCTAGATCGCCTGCTCTTGCTCCAAATAGCCGTCTTGATAGCGCTCTAGCTCAATGCGGTCATTTGAACCCTGTTCCTGCAGGATGTAATTGGTGATAGTCCTGACTCTCAGCTTGATCTGCCCAGTTGTGATGAAGCTGATGGTCGATTTCAAGGTTTCGCCGGGCACGAAGGCCATTGCCACGTTGGTCACGACGCCGTCAAATTCATACCAGACCTCATCATCAAAATCTTCTGGCCGGCCATGCGGCTTGTTTCCTCTGCCTATTACTGTTGCTTTCGCATGAAACTTAGAACCAATCTGATTTCGCAAAATCAGTTGATTCATATAGATCGGCAGTTCAAGGTCACAATTCTCACCACCTAACGCTGGATCGCAATCTCTTGCGTCGTAATCAAAGAAGCAACTTAATTGACCAGATCCAGAGATTAAGCTGTTGTATTGCTGACGGAACGAATCTCCCAGCTCTGTGACATCAACCGCTTCACGCTCAGTGTTGATCTCATATTCAGTAACTTGGGCAACGATGCGCTCATAGTTATTGTCAACAGTAATTTTCACTGGGATGACGTGATCGTGAGCGACTAAAGGGACACGGCCGTTTACTTCTCCAGCAACAGCTTCGCAAAAGTCTGTATAAAGGGCCATCCCGCCCGCTTCATCGACATAGATGAAAAACTTGCCATCGTCGTAAACGGTGTTATCACCCCAACCGCTTGGATCAATGAAATCCAGCAGGCTGCCATCGGTTGTCGTGATTTCGATTAAGTCTCCGGTCAAATACTGACCAGCCGGAAAGTCAAAACTAAATCGATCGTTGTCTGGATTGACATCAGATGGCGCAATTTCTGAAAGGTACTCCTCTCCGCCAGTGCGTCTTAACTCGAAACAGCCAGCAGAGCCGAGATATACAGCCATTACAAAATCACCTGCTGATAGTCACCACTGACCTGGAAACTTATGTTCGCTTGCATTACAGCACCAACCTGCGACTGCAATTCCGCGCTGGTGATATAAGCGTCAACGTCAATTCGCTTGTCACCCCAGCGAAGGCTGAGGTATGCCATGTCATCAGTATCGGTAACTGCACCTGTTTGGATGACGTACGCAAGCAACGATGAAGGCGCATCATCGTAATAAAAGATTGACGCCGTCCCCGTGGCTGACTTCAATCCAGGCGTGTAATTCCTCTCGTTATCGCCAAGGGAGGTGGTTTCCAAAGCCTCCACATTTGAAGACAGCGACCAGTTTGCTACCTTCGCAACCTTCTGGCTGCCAAGGTAGAGAGAACCGTCGCGACCGCTGTAGTAGCTCATGATCTGAGTTTAGACACCGTCAAGAACAGCGGTGAATTTGCATGTCACGCTGCTAATACCTGGCTTAATGCTGGAGATTAGTGGAGGCTCTGCATAACGCCACAGCAAACCAGATCCACCAACTTCTCGTAGATACTGCTGAAGTGCATTAGAAGCACCGACCGCTGCATCAGCTGCAGTAAATGTCACGTTGTCCCAGACGCTATTTACTGCCTCATAGTTCTGAAGGACCAGGGCAGCTTGGTCGTCAGTGATGTTGTCGAAGCTAAGCTGCAGCTCTGCATTTACCCTGCGGCTACCGAAGCGCACCACCGTCAAAGCGCCGTTTTGAGCTTGAAACTCAGTCTGCGGATACTTGCCAGGGCTATAACTTCTAGCCGTTGGTTCGAGAACAGGAAACGCTACTGGCATCAGCCTGTCTCGATCTCGAAGTCATTGCTGCCCCAGTCTAGAACCGCCAAGCTGCCGCTATTAGTCAATGGCGTGTAGCTGCCGCTAATTTCGACTAAGCCATCTTCGGCATAGATAAGCGTCTCGACCTTATAGACCCGATTGACTGTGGTGGTGTTGTTCAGAGTAAAAACAACGCCAAACAGGTTGGCCTGGGTAGTGCTGTTGTTGCTGGCGTTGAGCGTTGCAGTCTTCACGCCTTCCGTTCCAGGCTCCCAGTACAAAATCTCATAGCTGCCGTTCAAGGCGTCGGGACTTTGGATGCTGCCGTCCAATCCGATGCTGCCGTTATGGAATCGGCTGGTGTGGGTGGCCTCTGAAACAAGCCTGAAGTATTCACCAGGGGCCAAGTTCATTGCGGCCTGTGGTGTCGTCAGGAATGTGACGCCGTGATCAGTCACCTTCCGCAGCTTCAGGGCATATTTGGCGAACTTCAGGGCCTGCGCCTGCGTTGTGGCAAAGCCACTGATGTCGAATCCTTCCACCGGGTCTTTATCGCTTCCGCCCTCAGCGTTGGACAACCTGACGGACAGCGTCCGCGTCTCTGGGAAGCCGTTGACTTTGTCTTGGCGCCAGTTCACAACAGCACGGAAGAGCTGACGTTCCTCAGGCGATAGGAAGCTCACCTTCATATCTTTGATATTGCCGTCGGTGAACAGAGCTTTGATTTCAGGTTTGCCGTTGTAATTGATCGTGAAATCGCTGTTGTACGGGACTGAGGGCACCAAGCTGAAGCGACCGCCAAGGATGGTGAAATCCAGCAGACAGAACGCAGCGTTTTCAAAAATGAACTCCCGCAGGTTTTGATTTTCGGTGATGGCGCCGTCCCAGGTGAAACCATTGGCTTTGCAGAACTTGGCGGCAAGCTGCATCCGTTCACGGTCGACTTGCTCAACACCTACAAGCTCGCCAGCACCACGCTTGTCGTTAGTCAGTAGGTCATAAGCAATTTCAGGAAATAGGTTTGTTGCTTGCACCAAGGCGCCTTCTGCAACGCTTTGACCTTTGTCGTTGATCAAACGCGCCACGGTCATGCCCGTTTTGATAAACGCCGAGAAATTGCTGAAGTTGACAAACTCAGCACTGGCGTTCAGCTTGATCGCTGCCAGTGTCAGATCGGTGTAAACAGGCTTTGGCGCTTTGACTATTTCATTGACATAGACAATTTCATGTTCCGGGCTACTCAGATGCGAAGGCTCTTCTGAGTCGTAAAGAACAAAATCAGAGATGCGATCATAGGGGTTATAGGAATCGTCGATCTTGTTTGGTTTTTTCTTTTCGCCGCTAACCCATTCCCGGTTGCTTACATCGTTGGCGCCTAGATTTTCTACAACACCGTTGTAAGTGACCAGGAAACCTTTGTCTTCGTAGGTGTTGAGTTCACCTTGCTGGAACATCCAGACTTTGGCGGGCTGGTCGTCGATGTCATTCTTCTTCCACCACGTATTCCCGGCGTAGGGGCGCAAGCGGTATTCATACTGTTCTTTCGGTTGATTGATACGAATAAAGTTGTACTGCGCTTGGGGTGTCTGGCCCCGGATTGCAAACACCTTTCCATCTGAGATGTTTGTCCAATTCTTCGCACCAATCTTGCGAACGTATAGCTCGAAAAAGCTAATGCGCTCGGCGTAGACGTTGATTCGACCCAGGCTGATGCTGGCCTGGTCATCTGCATAAGCCTCCTGCGTGTCGTCGTCAGGGATGCTGTTGAAGTTGGGTGTGCCGTTCAGTCGCTTGTAGACCGTCGACTTAAGGCCAATTTCGGTTACGTCGCAGACACGGTTGTTGGTGATTGTTCCAATCGCAACCCGCTGCAATGTTGTGAACTGATACGGGTAGTTCCTTTGTGAGACAGGCTCGGTATTGATGTCGTTTTTGTTCTCAAGGATTTTGAAGGTGTACTTTCTGGTTTTGCCAGGCTGCCAAATACCCTTCGGGCCGTTAGTACAGACGACAAGCGATGAACCGATGAAATACTGCTCACCGACAACGATCATGTCGTCGACAGCAATGCGCATGTTGTCGACAGCTGTTCTGACATCATCCGTACCCCAAGGCTCAAACTCGTCGGTATCGACTTGCGTACCAGCGATTGTGTACTGAACTGTTTGGTTGCCGTTGTTTAGACCGGTGACGGCCATGTAATACGGCCACTCTTCGCCAATTTTTGCCTTTTTAGTCTTTTGGTCTTTGACGATTAGATCATCCTGTTTGCCCTTCTTCTGATCAGGAACAACGACAAGCTCAAACTCGACCTTGTATCGCATTCCGTTGGGCGCCGGTGAGTAGCAACCAAACTGTGACTGCGTGCCAACGTTTCGCGCTCCACAGAAATAAGCCTGCTTGGTGCGCTTCAGTTTTCCGCCACTCACATAGTCGTAATTGACGGCAAACTGATCGTTATGAGTGCCGGTATTTAACGTGCCGTTTGGGTAAGCATCATTCTTCGTAATGCGACCGCCGTTACCGCTGAAATAGATTTTTAGCTTGGCGTTGGTGTAGTTCTCCAGCAGCGTGTCGCCGATGGCATAACCAGCAAAATCTGGCTTTGTGGTGATGTTGTCATGGCTGAGCACGCCAATCGCTGACAGGCGCTGATACTTGCCATAGCTTTCGATCTGGGAGAACAGGAGCTTGGTGCTGACCCGAACGCCTTTGCGGGCATAGACCAGCGGGATGGTCTCGCCCAGCCTTGCAAGTTCTTGGACGCTATCGAAGTTATTGGTCGGGGTAAAGCGCTGCTGACCGGTAACGCTTTCGGTCTGCAGGTTGCCAAGCTTCTCCTTCTGCTTTGGTTGTTTCGGTTGTTTTGGTTTAGGCGCAAGCAATGCACCGATAGCAGTCAGTGCAATGCCGATAACCAAGTTGACAACGATCGTGACTGGATCGTTCCTGACGTCTGGAATCAGGTCATATTCCTTTGCTCTCTTGCCGTTGTAAGCCTCAGTAAGTTCTACAAAATGCCAATACTCGTCTTCTGTCAGCCCTACGGCATTACAGAGGTCTGCTTCCGCCGGCAATAAAGTCCGACGACCGGCAGGGCGTTTATGGGGCTCCAGGCCACCACCGACTCGACGAAGCTCAGCCAACCTTCTTCGTAGTAAACAGCAAG